CCTCTGTTGTTCTTTTAATTTTGCATTCCCAAGGTAGGCTCTAATGGCAGTAAGGAAAACGAAAAGTGGCCTCGCGCTTAAAAGGTGGTTCAAAGAAAAGTGGACGGACCAGAGGACTGGTAAGCCATGTGGGCGTCGCAAAGGTGAAAAACGGGGTACTCCATATTGCCGCCCCACTAAGAGGGTTTCCTCGAAAACTCCTAAAACAGCCTCCGAAATGACAGCGGCTGAAAAGCGTAGCAGGATTAGTCAGAAGAAGCGTTTAGGTCAACCAGCCGGCAAGCCCCGGCGTGTAAAATCACTGAAGAGGAGAAAGAAACGTGGCTAAAAAGTTTCCAGACCTAAACAAGGACGGCAAGGTCACTAAAGCTGATATCTTGAAAGGCCGAGGTGTTCCGGGGTTCAAGCACGGAGGCGCTATGTGTTCGCCGCGCAAAGAAGCTGCTGGTGCCATGACAATGCCGACTCGTAATGCAACTCGCACGAATACTTGAAAATTGGATTCTTGACGAGTTGTGTAAGCCGGACGAGTTCGTAAACGGCAACGCGCTCTGTCCCTTCGCTCGAAACGCATGGTTGTCCGAGAAAGTTAAAACGCGAGAAGAAGTTGGTGACATTTGGGACGCGGTGTACGAAGAAATCGCCACGTTCGACGACACATACCAAGTAGTTGTGTGTGGTAACTATGGAGAAAAATACACCTACGACGACCTTGAGGCAGGTTGTTTCGCATTGAACGGGTGGCTGGCTGCAACAGGAGTTGATATCTGGCTGCTATCGTTCAAGGACAAGGGGTTGAACATGATCTTTGTGCAACGCCTTACAGACCTAGACAATGCTAGTGCAAAGCTAGAACGTCTGGATTACTATGTTAACTATGACCCAGATGATTATCACCGTCTGGTCGAAACGCGAAAACAGAGGAGACTTGAATATGCCGGGAATGAAAAAACCAATGCGTAAAATGCGCGGTGGAATGGGCATGAAGAAGAAAGCTATGCGCGGCGGCGGTTCCATGATGATGAAGAAGCCCGTCATTATGGCAAAACGCGGCAAGGCTATGCGGAAGAAGTAAATGGCAACATCTGGATCCAGAGATTTTGACCTCGACGTAGCAGACATTATCGAAGAGGCGTACGAGCGGTGTGGTCTCGAAGTTCGCACCGGTTATGATGCGCGCACCGCCCGTCGGTCTCTGAATCTGATGTTTGCAGACTGGGCTAATCGTGGTCTGAACTTGTGGACCGTGAAGCAGGCAACGGTGAGTCTCACATCGGGCACAGCGACATACACGCTTGATGCTACACACACTGACTTGCTCGAAGTAGTTATTCGTCGAAGCAGTGTGGACTTCCAGTTAGATCGGATGTCCAGGAGTGATTACCTGCACATACCCAATAAGGATCAGACAGGAAGACCAAGTCAATTCTTCTACAACAGACAGATTTCGCCACAGGTTGTTCTTTGGCCTACCCCGGACAGTTCTAGTGATAGCCTTATCTATTACTATGTTCGTCGTATTGAAGATGCGGATGCATTGGTCAACACTACTGACGCACCTTTCCGATTTCTCCCTTGTATGGTCGCCGGTCTCGCGTATTACATCGCCATGAAGAAGGCGCCGGAGAGGGTGCAGCTTCTGAAGGCGGTGTATGAAGAAGAGTTCCAGCGGGCAGCAGACGAGGATGAAGATCGCGTTGCACTGAAACTGCAACCGAGCATGCAGTATTTACGGGTGAACTGATGGCAAGATTTGCTTCAGGCAAGGATGCTTACGGAATATCCGACCGGTCTGGCTTTAGGTATCGACTGGTTGAGATGGTTACAGAATGGAACGGTTCTAAAGTAGGCCGAGACGAGTATGAACCGAAGCATCCGCAGCTAGAGCCAATTCGTGTCGGACCGGATCCGCAGGCGATTCATGATCCGCGTCCGGACCAGCGAACTGAAGTTGCTGTTGCTCGTTTGTTGCCGTTAAACCCGTTCTTGTCTGGTTCTGCTGGCAGTAGCGTCGTGACGGTAGTCGAGCCTTCTCATGGACGTACGACAGGAGATACGGTAAGGTTCCGCAAAGTGAAGGCTTTCGATGGACTCACAGAAGCAGGCTTTATAAACCCGTTTGGTTACACGATCACTGTTACGGATTCTAATCTTTATACCGTTTCCTTGTCATTTGGCACCGCAACCACGGGAGGCCAGCGAGGCGGCGGTGAGGTTGCGACTGTCGGGCCGGTGACGCTGGAGAAGTAAATGAGTTTTACCCACACAGAACTGAAGACGGCGATACAGGACTACGTCGAAAACGACGAGACTTCTTTCGTCAGTAACCTTGATAATTTTATCAAAACCGCTGAAGAACGAATCCTAAAACTTGTTGATCTAGAATATTTTCGTAAGAACGTGACTGCTGCGACTACAGCAAGCAATAAATTCCTGGCGATGCCGTCAGACTTTTTGTCATCCTTTTCTTTATCCGTAGAATCTGGCGGGGCGAAAGAATTTTTGCTTCTCAAGGACGTTAACTACTTACAAGAATTTACACCAAATGCGTCCACCACAGGGCGCCCTAGATTTTATGCGCTGTTTGATGTTGACAACTTTTTGTTGGCGCCGACACCTGATCAGGCATACACAGTCGAGTTGCATTACTATTATCGCCCCGCCTCGATTGTTTCAACGAGTGATGGCACGTCTTGGTTAGGAACAAACGCACCTGATGCGTTACTTTATGGTTGTTTGATAGAGGCTTATACCTATATGAAAGGTGAGCCAGCGTTTCTTCAGTTGTATCAACAGCGGTTCGCAGAGTCTATTGCGCGGCTCAAAAACTACGGCGAAGGCCGAGAGAACAGCGATGCTTACCGCACCGGTTTGGTAATGGCTCCCAAAACATGACACTAAATCTTTCTGGTAAGTCTGTCGCCATAGTTGGTCTAGGCGGCAGCTACAGTGACTTCGTCCGTTGTCGCATCAACTCTCTGTCTTTCGACGAGGTGTGGGGCATCAACAGCATCGGCGGTATCTTTCACGTTGATCGCACCTTCATGATGGACCCAGCCTCTCGCTTTCTAGATGATATCAAGGCGGGTAAACAAACCGGGATTGGTCAAGATTTCCTGCTCCGCACACCCAACAAGGGTCCGATCTATTCTTGCGAGTTGGACAAACGTGTTCCCGAGATTGAAGAGTACCCGCTAGAGGCGGTGATCGCTGACGTACAGTACCCGTACTTCAACAACACGGTTGCGTACGCAATAGCTTTCGCGATCCACCACAAGGTAGGTTCTATCAATCTGTTTGGGTTGGATTTCAGCTACAAACAGAACTTGCACTTCGCAGAGGCGGGGAGAGCCTGTGTGGAGTTCTGGTGTGCCGTTGCTCTTTCGAGGGGCATCCACGTAGAAGTAGCCCCTACCTCAACGCTTCTGGACACAAATGTCCCGGAGGACGAAAGACTGTATGGTTATCACAGACTGGCGGATCCTTTGGTTCAGCGCGTAACTAATGGTCAGTTGGTGATCGCCAAGCGCAGCGAGATAGGTGAGATCGAAGAGCAGGAGGGGCTTTCTTCCCCGGAACCCCTGGACGGTCATGACCCGGTTTTGATCGGCAGACATGACGTAGCAAATGTAACTTACGAGGATAAAGCAAATGTTTAGTGGTGGGGTTGACGTTGGTGCAGTGAACATTATGACTTCTGACGAGGGTGGTCATAGCACCGAACAGATCGTAGAACTTGCTATGGACAAGATCATGCGCGTAGCTGACACCGCGCCACAGCCCATTAGGGATCAAGCGGAGGCTTTTCAGAACCACCTGCGTCATGTATTGTATCACTACATGGAGTTGGCAAGGCGGGAAGAACGCGCTACTATTGCCGGCAGAATGCACAAGGCTGGTAACAGCGAAATGGCAGACCTCGTTAGGAGAATCTAATGGCGATTACGCAAGCAATGTGTACTTCTTTCAAGAAGCAGCTTCTTGAGGGAACACACAATTTTAAAAACTCGGGCGGGTCCACCTTTAAACTCGCTCTGTACGCAGTCGGCGGTGGCGGCAAGTCCAGCACCACGGCCACTCTTGGTGCGTCCACAACGGCGTTTACCACCACTGGTGAGGTAGCGAACAGCGGTTCGTATTCTTCCGGCGGCGGAACTCTGACCCGTGTAGATCCATCGACTTCAGGCACGACAGCACTCACTGATTTTGCAGATATCAGCTTCACCACAGCGACCATTACCGCTCGTGGCGCTCTTATCTACAATTCGTCTGCAACAAACGCAGCAGTTGCCGTCCTGAACTTCTCGACGGACAAGACTTCGACTGCGGGTACTTTTACGATCCAGTTCCCTACGGCTGACGCTTCTAACGCTATCATCCGTATCGCCTAGTAAGGAGGGACAAGACGATGGCTCTTGTCCTTGCTGATCGTGTAAAAGAAACCACGACCACCACAGGCACCGGCACATATACCTTGGCCGGTGCGGTGACGGGTTTTGAGTCGTTTGGCACTGTAGGTAACGGCAACACCACATATTACTGTTGTACAGACGGGTCTGATTTTGAGGTGGGTGTTGGAACATATACGTCCAGCGGTACTACTCTTGCGCGTACAACCATCCTGCAATCCAGCAATAGTGACAACGCCGTCGATTGGTCGGCGGGTACGCGAGACATTTTTTGTACGCAGCCAGCAGAGAAGGCTGTGTTCCTAAATGCAGATGGTCACATTGAAAGCAGTTTAATAATCGGATCAACGGACGATGGCGCGGGTAACGCACCTATTCTAGACTTGTACCGCCACAGCGGCTCTCCTGCGGACTCTGACCACGCTGGCACCATACAATTCAACTTTCAGAACGATGCCGACCAAAAGACTTTGGGCGGTAGAATATATTTAGAAGTTGACGATGTAAGTGACGGCTCTGAGGACGGTGCGATTAAGATTGCAGGTTTGCGTGGGGGTAGCGAAGAAGAGTATTTAGAACTTGCTTTCGGTCTTGTCAGGATTCTTTCAGACTCGTTATACCTGCCGTCAGGCAAAACAATTCTGTTTGAAGGCACCAGTAACGACACCGCCGAAACCACGTTGACCGTTGCTGACCCTAGTGAGGATCGCACGATTACCCTGCCTAACGCCACCGGCACGGTCCTCTTGACTGACGGTAGCGGCGCAAGCCTTACCTCGTTGAATGCTTCGCAGTTGAGCAGCGGCACAGTTCCCAACGCCAGACTCGACGCACAACTACAAGACGTAGCTGGGCTTGCTGTCACGAATGGTGGCTTCATAGTCGGTGACGGCTCGAACTT